ACCACTTGTTTGGGTTGTCCATTTTCATCTAATTCTGGTTCGCCTTTGTCATCTAATTTTGTGGTCATTAAATCATTTTGTGGTGTAAAACCTGTTATCTTTAATTTTGCATCATCATTATATTGAAATGTATTTCTACTATTTTGTACTACTCTTTCATAAGCACAAATTAAAGAGACTACCAATTCAAAGCTTGATAATCCCATTTCATTTTCTATTGCTATGCAAGGAAGCATATTCCATTTACTTTTTTCAAATTTTTGTTTATCTTCTTGTAATTTTGCATAATCATTTGGTGTTGGTGAATAGTATCTTTTGCCATTTATTGTTGTTAATTCTACTATTGTTATGTCTGCACCATTTTTATCTCTTTCAGTCCATTTTCTTAATTGTCCTATTTGTTTTACTGGTGTTGAATAATCAAATATTCCTATTGTATTTAATGCACTTTGCTTAGTATATACTATTTCATTATCTTCATTCTCGTATAATACTTCATAACATCCTCTCATTCCAAAATAATCAAATGCTAAATCAAAATATTCTGTTCCATCATCGTTGTATTTACTTATATAATCTATTAATACTTTTAATTCTTCATCCTTGTTTGCATCTGTATTAAAGACTTTATTAAGCAATTTTTTGATTATATTTAATTTTGTTGGGTCTGATATTTTTTCAACATCATATACTGGTGCTTTTCCTGCAAAATATCCTGTTACCATTGAATTTATATAATTTTCAAATGCTACTTTTATTTTTTCATCATTTATACTTACTAGTTCAGAATTATCTGTCTTTCTTCTTATTCTTTCATATAATTGTTTTCTTGCATTCCATTCTTTATCTGCTAACATTAATATTTGTGCTACACTATTTTCATTTTCTAATGTTTCTGGATTCCATTGTATCATTTTGTTTCCTCCTATATTGGTTTTATATAACCAAATTGTAATTTCTTTTGATTTATATATTTTTCTACTGCATATCTCATTGCATCCATCAAATGATTAAAATCATCTATTGGTCTATTTATTTTGTTTCCAAACTTGTCCTCGTCCCAAGTATAATTACTTATTTCTGTTATAAAATTTACACATCTAGGATGTATTATTATTTCAAAGTCTTGTATAAATTGAATACCATTGTTTATACTGTCTTTTCCTTTTAATGCACCTGTAATATGTCTTAATCCTAATCCTCTTAATTCATCTATTGACTTTGGTTCTGCGCTATCTGCCGTTATCTTTTCTTTTGAATAGCCCATTTGATTTATTTGGTTATATATCGCTTTGTTACTCATTCCTTTTTGATATATTTCATCATATACATAAATCTTTTTGTTTTTTAAATCTATTGCACCACAAAATAGTGCTGTCGGATCGTTTGTATAACCAAAGTCTAACCCAAAAGCACTATCTAAGTTTCTTATTGTATTTAATTCGAATTTTTCTTCTTTCCAATTTTCATAAACCAATCCATCAACTATACCCCAGTTACCTAATCCTGCAACTTGATATCTTCTAGGATTATTTTTCTTCATTCTTTCAAATACTTTTTTATCCGCCTCATCTAGCCACTCGTTACAAAGATAATTTGTTGTCATTGCTAATATATCATCATCTTTAACATCAAAAAATCTTTTCTTAATCCAATGATGTTCATTCCAAGGATTTAATGTTATTGTTATTTGTTTAAATAATCCCTCTGGTACTTCTCCGTCTTATACTTTCATCTATTACATCAAAATCAGATTCTTTTGTTATTTCGTATGCTTCTTCAATCCATAACCAACATAAAACACCAATATCTACTGATATTGATGTTACTTTTAATGGGTCATCTAATCCTCTAAAATATATTTTTTGTCCTGTTGGCTTATATGTCATTTCTAGTGGACTTTCTTTTATTTCCCAAAAACTATCTACTTGTAATCTATGTATTGCCCATTTTAATTCTGTAAAACAACTATCTTTTAATGTTCTAATTACAAGTGTATTAGCTTCTTTATATTTCATCATGTTACTTATTATCCATAATGCTGTTGTCTTTGATTTTTTACTTGCTCTTGAACCTTTGCATACTCTATATCTACATTTACAATGCCAATATTCTGCATAGCCTTTTCCAACTATACTTTGCAATGATATGTTATTTACTTGTTGTTGTGTATTTTTGTTTATTATTTTATTCTGTAATATCATCTGTTATCACCACTGGTATATTTCCAGCAACTTCAACTTTTTCTTTAAATGTACCATATCTTTTTCCAAGTAGTTCTGCACATTTGGTTCTATCTTGTAATGAAGCATCTAATCCAAATTGGTCTTTTTCTTCCCCACGCATTACTTTTGTTAAATATTGCAATACTTCATCTTGTGAGGCTATTCTTTGGTCTTCTTTTTCTTGAAGCTTTATCTTTATAAATTTGTCTAGTTTTGACAAGTTTTGTGAACCTATTCTATTAAGATTTTTTCCTTTATATCCAGCCATTTTACAAGCCTCTGTTGCGTTTGCAGTTTCTACATAATAATCAATAAATCTTTTTTGCATCTCTGTTAATGAATTGTATTCTTCTTCTATTTTTTCATCTTCCATCTGCCTCACTTCCTTTTCTGTGTTCTTCTATTAAATATTTCATTACATCTACTTTGCTATAACATTCTTCTTTTTGTCTATATCTGTCTCGTAATTCATATTCGTTTGTTTCTTCATTGTATATTTCTACTTGTTCTTTTTTTAATATTTGATATTTAGTACAATACTTACTATTCTTTTCACTATAAAATTGAAAACTATTTATTTTGTATATTTGTCCTTTTATAGCCAAGGCATATAATAGTTTATTTATATTTTTATTTACATTCATATTTTCTCCATAATAAAAGAGCCTACTATTGTAAGCTCATTGTTTTATTTATTGCTATAATATTGTTTTATTTTCTCTATAGCATTTATAAGTTGCTCTTTTGTTCTAAAATTTTGTATAGTATTACTTCCAACACCTAAAATATCAATTTGTTGCAATTTTTCTATTTCTTTTAATATTTCAGGAATATTCATAGCTATACGTTCATTTTTTAGTTTGCTCAAAATTTCATTAGCCTTATTTATTTCTTCTTTTGTTTCACAACTATTTATTATTGTTGTATTTATGACATTCCAATAATCTTTTAACTCTTCTTCCATTTTTTCCTCCTTTTAAAAAATATTTTATAATATATCTTTTAAAAAGTTTGTCGAAATTTGGAGAATTTATTTATTTTTGTTTAAATTTAACCTTAATATCACTTTTATTTTAATATATTTTTCATAATTGGTTTATGCCTTTTCGCTGTAATGCCTGCCCAACAATTCACTTTACATGTTTTACATTTGTTTTGCATACATCTTGCATAGTTTTCACATTTTACTGTATTATCTATTTTTCTTGTTATTTTGCATAAATCTCTATCATTGTTTTTGTTGTCACAGTCTATACATATCGCCTTCGTGTATATTTCAAATATGTTTATATTTTTCTTTTTTAATATTTGCTCTATTGTATTCATACAAAACACCTTCTTCTTTTATTT